GGAGAACTTAAATGAGTTGGTTTTGGAGATACGTGAACTACTTGGCTACTTGGCGATCACACCGACATACAATCAAACAACTAAATAGACTTACTGATCGTGAGTTGAGTGATATCGGTATTAACCGTAGTGATATAGATAGACTGATCTGGCTAGGTGAAGATAAGACAATGAGGGGGCGCGGTTAGGTTTCTATAACTCACCGATATAAACTATAAACAAGGGACTGCTTGCGTGGTCCCTTTTCTTATGGTATACTACATTTGTAAGGAAGGAGAAAATATGATAAGGTACACACTTACGGTCCTAATCGCATTGAGTGTACTACTTAATGCTATTATAGGTGGGTTAGCCTACGAACCACTTAGCTCCGCTGCTAGACGTAGAGCAAAGAACGGTAAGCCAGCCTTGAACAACACTATAGATTTCTTACTAGGCGATGGACATTGCGTTATAGCACATGCCCACTACTTGTTATCTATTAGCAAAAGACAGAAGAGGAATTGATATGAGGTACCTAAGTGTAGACACCCTTATGGAGATAGCACAAAATGAACTACAGTGCGATAAGGCTTACATCAACCTAACACCACGTATGCAAGACCTGTTCTGGGACTTTGTTAGTTGGCAATGGGTTGACTATGTAGATGAGTGTGGTATACTTCGCGCTGAAGTAATGTTAGAAGACTTTACTGAGACTTTATAAGAGGGATTACTATGACTAACGTGGTACATCAACCGTGTCCCTACGAAGACTGTGGAAGCAGCGATGCCTTTTCATGGGAACCTAACGAACAGGTAGGCAAGTGCCATAGCTGTGAACGAGGGTACCCTATGAAGGGCTTTAAGAATATGAAGGTATTCGATTGGGCAGAAGACGACTACCCATTAAAAGGAAAGGAAACACCTGTGAACGATAAGCCTATCAAGTACGGTAACTTCAAGGGCATACGGGGTCTAGACCCGGACGTATGTGAGATGTACGGTATTCAACTACAATACGATGCAGACGACAACCCTGTACGTTATGCATTCAAGTGGCCTAGCAATGTTAAGTATCGAGGTTACGCAGATAAGAAGTTCTGGCTAAAGGAGAAGAAGGGACTACACGACTTGTTCGGACCTGACTTCAACTCAGGCAGTTCTAATCGCTTGTACATAACTGAAGGTGAGTTCGACGCTGCAAGCCTGTTCCAAGTACTAGGCAAGAGCTTTCCAGTAAAGTCATTACCTAGTGCCAGTATATCGGAGCAGTTCCTAAAGAAGAACCACAGCTTCATCAACTCATTCAACCAGATCGTATATGCTGGTGAGCTTGATACAGCGGGACGTAAAGCAGCAGACAAGCTTTACTCCATCTACCCTGAGAAGTTCTTCTATGTACCTCTCAGTAAGCATAAGGATGCTAATGATTTCCTTATGGCAGGTGACCAAGATGACCTTATGTGGGCAGCTAAGAAACCACAGAGGTACTCACCAGACAACTTCTACATGGGTGACGATGAAGTAGAAAGGGCCATCCTTACAGAGAACCCCTATGCCTACGTCCCTACTGGTCACTCAGGTCTAGACGATAAGATGCGTGGTCTAGTTAAAGGTGGTCTAACCTTTGTTAAAGCACCGCGTGGAGGTGGTAAGACTGAGGTGGTACGTTTCTTTGAGTGCGGTCTACTTAAGAACTCAGAGGCTAAGCTAGGTGCAGCACACATGGAGGAGTTACGTTCAACTACGTATCGTGCTATGGCTACCTACGAACTAGGTGTCAATGTACGTACAAAGGAAGATGCTTCATCAAGAGGTGTTCCTGAGAGTTCTGTAATCGAAGCTGCACAAAAGATGGCTGGTGGTGATCGTACTATCATCTTCGAACTACGTAGCCACGATGACCCTATGATGCTTCTAGAGTACGTAAGGTTAGCTGCTACAGTCTATGGTGTAGAGTACTTCTTTATTGACCACGTACAGCGTCTAGCTTACCTAGCCTCGTCTGGTGTTGATGGTGCTACCTCTATGCTTACTTCGCTAGGCTCACGTATGGCTCAGCTATGTAAGGAACTAGACATTGGTGTTATCTTTATCTCACAGGTTAATGACGATGGACGTACCAAGTATGCAGCAGCACTAGAAGAAGAAGCACTCATCTGTATCAAGTTAGAAAGGGATACTGAGTCAGAGTGTGAAATAGAGCGCAACACTACCAAGTTCATACTTGATAAGAACAGGCCATTCAGTAAGCTAGGTAATGCTGGATCAATCTACTACGACCCAGAGTCAACTGTACTATCAGAGGGAACGCCAGATGACTTCTAATTCCGACTACGATCTAGATGACTTTGAGATTGATATAGACGGTATTGATCTTGATGATATGGAACTAAATAATGAAGGTCTATTTGATCTAGAAAATGAGCCATTAGGAGAGATGGACGATTTAGATACAGAGTTACTTGACCTGACCATAGAAGACGTACAGACTGACATAATCTTAGCAATACGTAACGGTGATGATGATTCAGTCAAGTTCCTTACTGACGTACTAACTTTATTAAAGATAGACCTAGAGGTAATGATAGGAGGGTAAATGAAACGTATAGCAGCTTGTGACATCGAAACCAATGCTATAGAAGGTCCAGATCGTATCTGGCTTGTAGGTGGTAAGATGTTGGACACAGGTGAAGTATTCAAGTTTGAAAACATCCATGAGGATTCTGTAGCAAGAAAGGAGGCAACAGAATGGCATCAATCTCTTGATCTAATGGTAGGACACAACTTCCTTACATATGATGTGCCCGTACTAAACAAGTGGCTAGATAGTCGCTTAGACCCTAGGAAGGTGGTTGATACGGTAATTGTGTCACGTACACTTGACTTTGGTATAAAGGTACCAGCAGGAGGTGATACAGCACACAGCCTTAAGTCTTGGGGCTTGCGTCTAGGTGTACATAAGGGTGACTTCCATGACTTCTCTAAACTGACTGACGAGATGAGGGAGTACTGGTTCTCTGACTTAGACGTAACCGAGCGTCTGTTCAATCACTTCAAACCAGACATCTACAACCCTAAGTGGTCTAAAGCACTAAGGGCTGAGCACGATCTACAAATAGAGTTGGTACGAACACACTACTACGGCTTTACCTTCGAGAAGAATGAAGCTGAAGTAATGCTAAAGGAGGTAACAGAAGAACTGGATACTTTGGTTGAGGCTTTCAACTTAGACTTCCCACCTAAACTAACCGAGGTTAACCGTATAAAGTACAGGGTGAAAGCAGATGGCACTCAGTACAAGAACGTATTAGAAGCTAAGTCTAATTACGACATGACCCACAGAGAGGGTGATGAGTTGGTTTGCTCTAACTTCATTGATTTCAATCCCGGATCGTCTAGGGTACGAGTTGATGTATTATGGGACGCTGGATGGAAGCCTTTCGAGAAGACTGACACCCACGTAAAGTTCCTTAGACTTAAGGTAGGTGAACCCTATGGTAAAAAGATCAAAGCTATGTCTCAAGAGTTCTACGATGAGAAAGCAAAGGACTTAGATAGGTATGGATGGAAGGTCTCAGAGAGCAACCTAGAGACACTGCCTGACGATGCTGGAGATGGAGCTAAGAACCTAGCCAAGTGGTTGACCCTTGATGGACGACAGAAGTCTCTAACTGAGTGGATTAACCAAGTCAAGTCTGACGGACGTATACACGGGTTTATTAATCAGATAGGTGCTTGGACAGGACGGTGCTCTCACAAGAACCCTAACACAGCCAACATCTCCTCTATCTTCTACGGTAAACCTAAGACAGCAGTGGAGGATATAAAAGAACGGTATGACCATCGACTACGTGCTTGTTGGTCAACACCAAATGGTTCCTATCTTGTCGGTTGTGACGCAGACGGTATCCAGCTACGAGTTCTAGCTGACTACTTATGGAGGCACTTCGACGCAGACATGTACGCCAAGGCTATCATGGAAGGAACCAAAGCAGACGAGACTGACATCCACAACGTCAACAAGAGGGCATTAGGAGAACACTGCTCTAGTCGTGACGTAGCTAAGACCTTCATCTACTCTTGGTTGCTAGGTTCTGGTGTGGGTCTGACAGCTAATATACTGGGCTGTAATGAACGTCAGGCTTCTGCTGCTAGGTCTAGCTTCGAGAACGGTATAGACGGTCTCAAGCCTCTAAAGAAACAACTAGTACCACGTATAGCTAAGAAAGGATACTTCGTGGGTTTTGATGGTAGGAAGGTAGTAGTACCCTCTGAGTACCATACACTAGCTGGTCTACTTCAATCAGGTGAGAGCGTCCTGATGAAGCATACACTACTTAACTTCCACAAGAAGGCTAGGGCAGAGCAGATCAACTTCAAGATGGTAGCATTCGTACACGATGAATACCAGATCGAGGTTATAGGCTCTAAGGATGAAGCAGAGCATATGGGTAAGCTTGTAGCTGACACAATGCTAAAGACAGGAGAAGAACTAGGATTTATGATACCAACTCCCGGTGACTATGCTATAGGCAAGAATTGGAGGGATACACACTAATCGCTTGACAAGAGCAACACTACATGCTATACTTACTTTATTGAACAAATAGACAAGACGGAGAATACTACATGGCTACTTCTACAATCGAACTCTTTGGATACTTCAACTGGGCTAAAGTATTCGAGCATAACCGTGACCAAGGTCCATACGATAAGGAGACAGACGGAGCCATCTCTATTGACCTACTGATGGATGAGGAGAACCTAAAGAAGTATAAGGCTTCAGGTATCGGTAGGACTGTTAAGACTGATCCAGAAGGAAGAGGTTTCACTGTTAAGTTCAAACGTCCTTGGAAGGATAAGTACGGACGTGATTGGGCTGGAGGGCCTATTGGTGTCTATCAAGATGACGGACAACCTTGGAACCCTGAAGTCAATATCGGCAACATGTCATACGGAGCACTATACGTCGATGTATACACCACTAATAAAGGTAATGGCTCTCGACTAAAGGCTATCCAAATCCTAGAGTTGGTCCCCTACGTAACAGATGGTGGAGGTTCACAAGGGGCTTCTAGCTGGTCACCACCTGACCGTACAGCAGGTAAAGCAGAAACACCCTCGCCTGTACCTCCCACCCCTGCACCAACCACAGACATCGGTGACGACGAAATACCATTCTAGAGGAGTATGAACATAATATAATAACAGAGGGGGCTGGTTGGCCCCTTCTTCACCTCTAAGGGATAAACAATATGACTAAGACTATTGAGACATTAGTTGATGACATGAACTCCGTTATAATGGGAGAGAAAGGATGGTCTACTAAGTTAGCTGAACACCTAGGCTCTAAGGTAGGTGATGTAGTTAAATCAAGATTAGGTTCACCTCAAGAGCCTAGAGGCTACTTGTCTATGTCAGCATTAGGACAACCCTGTAAACGTAAGCTATGGTACAAGGTTAACAAGACTGACAAGGGCGAAGCTATGAGGGCTAACACGTTCCTCAAGTTCCTATACGGCGACATCATAGAAGAACTGGTACTAGCTATCGTAAAGCAGTCTGGACACCATGTAGCGGGTGAACAGGATCGTATGTCAATTAACGGCATCAGCGGTAGTCGTGACTGTGTTATAGACGGTATGACTGTAGACGTTAAGTCTGCATCTCCTATCGCCTTTAAGAAGTTCAAGGAAGGTAACCTCCGGGAAGATGACCCCTTTGGATACATTTCTCAACTATCATCTTATGTTTATGCAGCAAAGAATGACCCATTAGTAACCAACAAGAAAGAGGGTGCCTTCCTAGTAGTAGATAAGGTAAACGGTAATATCTGCTTAGACAAGTACGACTTCACCTGTGACATGCTAGGTAAGGAAGCAGAAGTATCTGACATCAAAGATATGGCTGCTAAGAAAACACCACCACCTAGAGGTTTTGAAGATGTACCTCAAAGTAAGACATCACCTAACCGCAAGCTACCTATGCAGTGTAGTTATTGTGAGTTTAAGAAGATGTGTTATCCAGAGGTACGTAAGTTCATCTACTCCAACGGTCCAACCTACCTAACTAAGGTAGTAAAGGAACTGAAGGTACCAGAGGATACTGATTGGTAAGAACATGGCTAGAAATAGATTTAGAGGTATACAGGAAGGCTACAGATCGGGACTAGAACAAGGTACCGCAGCTAACCTTACGGAACGTGGTGTATCATACACCTACGAAGAAATGAAGATCAAGTGGTTAGATACTAAGACAAAGACGTACACACCTGACTTCGTACTAGAAAATGGTATAATCGTTGAGACCAAAGGAAGGTTTACATCACCTGACAGGTCTAAACACTTACGAGTCAAAGAACAATATCCAGAACTAGATATACGCTTTGTATTCACTAACTCCAACCAACGTCTATATAAAGGTGCCAAAAGTAGTTATGCTGACTGGTGCAAGAAGAACAGTTATCTTTATGCAGACAAGATCATTCCTCAAGAATGGTTAGACGAGAAAGGAACTAAAGATGAGTAAGACAGCGATAGTATGGTCATGTGGTCATGCAGACCCTAGTGTAAGTAACGAGAGATTCGATTGGCTAGGCAAACTTATCTACGACATCAAACCCGACTACTGTATAGACCTAGGGGACGGTGCTGACATGCGGAGCCTTAACAGCTTCGACAAAGCTAGACCAGCAATGATTGTAGATCAGTCTTATGAGAGAGACATTGACAGCTATAATGATAGTCAGGAACGTCTACGTAAGCCTTTCAAGACACATAAGAAAGGTAAGCCAGCTTGGTTCGGCTTCGAAGGTAACCATGAGACACGTATCAGAACAGCCATCTCTGTAGACCCTAGACTAGAAGGTGAGAAGTATGGTATCGGCTTCAATCACCTCGACACCGCTAAGTGGTTCGATGAGTACCACCCCTACGAGAACGGAGCACCTAAAGCCTACGAGTATGATGGTGTTCTATACGCTCACTTCATTGGTGCAGGTAACTTCGGTAGGGCTATTTCAGGTATCCACCATGCCTACGGTCTTATACAGAAACGGTATCAATCTTGTACTGTAGGTCACTCCCATAAGAGAGGTATGTACATCAAGGATGAAGTCGGAACTAACGGAGCTATTGGTCTAGTAGCAGGTTGCTACAAGGGTGCAGAAGAGTCTTGGGCTGGACAGGCCAACAGAGAGTGGTGGAAAGGTATCATCATCAAGCGTAACATCGAGGGTGGTATGTATGAACCACAGTTCGTAAGTCTAGCAACACTAAAGAAGGAGTACGGATCATGAAGGTAGGTGTATTTATTGTAGTAGAGATAAGCAAAGACCCGATACTACCCGATAGTATACAATTAGAGTTGCTAGAAGAGACTATAAGTAACGCCTTATACGACACAGACTTATCAGAGATTATAGAAGTATCAGGAGAAATACTAGAATGAACACTAAAGACTACACTAAATGGGTAGAAGCTAAGATGGTAACCTCTGGTCAAACTAGGTTAGTAGAGAACATCTTGGGCCTAGCAGGTGAAACAGGGGAGGTTGTAGAAAAAGTAAAGAAGAGTCTACGTGATGACCGCACCTTAGATATTGATGCTTTCCTATTGGAGTTATCCGATGTGCTTTTCTACCTAACAGGTTTAGCTGAATATGTAGGGTCTGACCTACAAGAAGTACTGGACATCAATGTAAAGAAGCTTGACTCAAGAGAGAAACGTGG